GAGCACATATATAATATATGACGCTTGATGAAATTATCGCAGCTTGGGCAGAGGATTCAAAGATTGATTCTAAAAATTTGGATGTAACAGCAATTAAATCTGCTGCCTTTCACGCAAAGTATCTTGAATTATATTCAGTATCAAAACTCCAATTAAAGAAACAAGATTGGAATATGGCAATTCTTAAAAAGGATAAGTGGATGTATTATAATGGAAAACTTACCAAGGAAGAAATGGATAAATTTGGTTGGCCATATGATCCATTTAATGGATTAACAAAACCTTTAAAATCTGATATGGATATGTTCTATGAAACAGATCCTGATATTGCCAAATTAAAAATGCAAATGGATTATCAGACAACAGTAGTTGAAGCTCTTAAGGAAATTATGGATACTATAAAATGGAGACATTCTACTATAAAGACTATCCTAGATGCTCAAAAATTTATGGCCGGATGTTAATATATGAATGATATTCAGATAACAAAGATTAATGAAACTGCTTTAAGAATAGACTCAGATGATTCTGGTATTCTTCAGGAGATTAATGAACATTTTACATTTATGGTACCAGGTTACAAATTTATGCCTAGTTTCCGTAATAAAACATTTGATGGAAAAATAAGAATTTTTCAGATACGCACTCGTAGTCTTCCATACGGTCTATTATTTGAACTAATTAAATTTTGTGATGTTCGTGAGTATACTTACGATATTGATAAAGCTGTTAGCAATAAATCCATTCCCACAAGAGAGAGTCTTATTGATTATGTTGATTCTTTAAAACTAACTGTACGTAGCGAACCTGTTGAGATGCGGGATTATCAACTAAATGCTTTTATCCATGCAATACAAGAGGGTAGATGTTTGACTATATCACCAACTGCTTGTTTGGATGCAAATACCTTAATTTGTGCCAAAGTTAATAATGTACTAAATCAATATAATTTCCTTGAATTATTCAAAGCATATCATAAAGGTAAATCAATAAAATTACCAACACCAGATGGATTAAAAGAAGTTATAGGAGCATATAAAAAATGTAGTACAGGAGTTAAAATTGAATTTGATGATGGAACGGAAACAATTGGATCTGACTTTCATTTAGTTCAGTTTAATAATGAATTTGTTGCATTGAATACATTAAAAGTCAATGATGTATTAGACCACAAAAATTCAAGGATAACTAGAATTGTTCCTGTGGGAACTCAAGATTGGTATGATTTTAGTTTAGACTATGATAAAGAATGCTATTATCAAAATGGTATTATTCATCATAACTCTGGAAAATCTCTTATTATCTATGCATTGATCAGATATTATCTCGATCACCATGAAGGAAAGATTCTTATTACAGTTCCAACAGTGGCGCTTTGTTCGCAAATGAAATCAGACTTTGCAGACTATAGTTCAACTGATAATAAATTTGATTCAGAATCTGAAATTCATTTGATATATTCTGGTCAGGAAAAAAATGATATATCTTCAAGAGTAATTGTTGGTACATATCAAAGTCTTGTAAATATGCCAAAGAAGTTCTTTCTTCAATTTGGTATGTCTATTGTTGATGAAGTTCATCAGGCTGTTGCTAAAAGTCTGATTACTATTATGAATAATATGATCAATGCAAAATATCGTATTGGTACAACAGGTACACTTGATGGTGCTAAATGTAATGAATTAGTTTTGGTTGGTAATTTTGGTCCTGTGAATAAAGTTATTACTACAAAAGAGCTGATGGACTCTGATACAATTGCTCAATTGAAAATTAAATGTCTTGTTCTCAATCACAATAATGAACTTAAGAAGATTGTATCAAAATTAGAATATCAGGATGAGATTAATGCTATTATTGGACATGAAGGACGCAATGATTTTATAACCAAGCTGGCTATAGATCAAAAAGGTAATACTCTTATTCTGTTTAATAGAATTGATGCTCATGGCAAGCCTTTATATAAAAGAGTATGTGATGCCACTTCAATAAATTATCCAGATAGAAAGATATTTTATGTTTCTGGTGAAGTTGATGCAAAAGCAAGAGAGGAAATTCGATCTATTGCTGATAAGGAAACTAATTGTATTATATGTGCATCTGTAGTATTTGCTACAGGAACAAATCTAAGAAATATAAATTCTATTATCTTTGCTGCTCCTACCAAATCACAAGTGAGAGTTCTTCAGTCCATTGGACGTGGACTGCGTAAATCAGATAATGGTAAACCAACAACTCTTTATGATATATCTGATAATTTTTCATGGAAATCAAAAAAGAATCATACTATGAAACATGCTAAAGAAAGAATTGATATATACAATAAGGAGCAGTTTGATTATAAAATTTACGAAATAGATTTACCATAATATGAGCAAAGAACTATTAGAAGCAATACATAAACTTGATATTCGAGTTTTTTCTACAGTATCTGGAAAACAACTGATAGGTCAGGTATCATATGATGATGCAAAGATTATATTGTCTTCTCCATTAGAATTTGTTAAAAAATTAGATCCCGAATCCAATACACTAAAAACTGTATTGTCTACTCCTATTATTGAAAATACTGCTCCAATTATACTATATCCTCATGCTATTGAATCGGAAAGTATTGCTGACGTTAGATTAAAGAAAATCTACTGTGATCAGTTGGTATATAATACATTAACTATATTAACAGATGATTTTATAGATTCTTTTGAAGAATCTGAATCGGATGAAACTGAATCTGGTTATTTTAACTCCATTATAAATGATTGGAATAATTAGATCTAATTCTCCTTTAGGAAGACATATATATTATTAAGTAATGCCCTTCGGGCAATCCCTTCGGGATTATCCTTATTTGGATTAGGCTATATCTTATTGGCATTAGCCGGATTGGATTCTAATCTAGACACATTTGGTATTGTGTTTCAATCACTGAATCTGGATTTATTATAACATATTTTTAAACCTTGTAAAGGTAATAATGATGAAATTTGAAAATAATGATGAAATTTGAAAATAATTATGAAATTTGAAAATAATGTAAAAAACTATTTACTTTATATTGATATTGTGGTATAATAATAATATGCAAACAGAAACAGATCAGCCCGTACTGAAAAAAAGAAAAGCACGAAAAATAACAGGAGAGGATTACGTAAATAATGCTGAATTTTCAAGTGCGGTTAGTGATTATGTAAAATATGCTAAACTTCAAATGGATGCTGGCTTTGAAGTACCTATGGTTCCAGATTATATAGCCAACTGCTTTATTAAGATTTGTAATGGCTTATCAAGGGCACCGTCATTTATGACATACTCATGGCGGGAGGATATGGTGATGGATGCAGTTGAAAATTGCCTTAAAGCTATTCTTAATTATGATGAAAATAAACCAACTCGTACAGGAAAGCCAAATCCATTTTCGTATTTTACACAAATTACATATTTTGCCTTTTTAAGAAGAATTGCAAAGGAAAATAAGCAGCTTAAAATAAAGCAAAATTTGCGTGAATCTGGTGGAATTGGTACTTTTGCTGATTTTGATGAAAATTTAGATAGTTCAAATATGATTGGAGAAACAATGGTTGAACGCATACGACAAAAAAATGATGCATTCTATAAGGTTGAAAATGAATTGGCACCAATCTTTGAAATTTCTAAGCCGAAGAGAATGACTGCTAAACGATCTGCTAAAAAAGAAGCAAATCCTCTTGATGCCTTTTTAGATTCTTTTAATGAAGATGTATGAAATTAGCCATCCTCAATGATACCCACCTAGGAATTAAAAACGGATCTGATATATTTTTAGATTATGCCGAAAGGTTTTATTTTGAGGTATTTTTCCCATATCTATTAAAAAATAAAATTAAACGCATATTGCATCTTGGTGATTACTTTGATCATCGTAAATATGTTAATTATAAGGCACTAAATCGTAATCGAACTATGTTTCTTGAGAAACTGGTTGAGTATGATATAACCATGGATATTATTCCAGGTAACCATGATTGTTTTTATAGACAAACCAATTCATTATGTTCGCTTACTGAGATTCTAAAGTATTGTCCAGATAATGTTAATATTCATATGGAACCCACTGTGCTTGATTATGATGGTTTAAAGATTGGTGTTATTCCATGGATTAATGCAGAGAACTATGCAGAATCAATATCCTTTATTCAAACTTGTGCAGCTCCTATCATTGGTGCTCATCTTGAATTATGTGGATTTGAAATGATGAAAGGTATACCTTTATCTTCTCATGGTATGGATGCTTCATTATTTTCGCGATTTGAAATGGTATTATCTGGTCATTATCATACAAAATCATCAAAGGGCAATATTCATTATCTTGGCGTTGGTTTTGAACAAACTTGGTCCGATTGTAATGATCCTAAGTATTTTCATATACTTGATACATCAACTCGTAAACTAAAACCTGTACGAAATAATATTTGTATATTTAATAAATTGGTTTATGATGATACTCTATATGATGATGCCATTTCAGAAATTTCCAAATTGGATTTGTCATATATAAAAGGATCCTTTGTAAAGGTCATTGTTGCAACAAAAAAGGATCCATTTACCTTTGATAAGTATATTGATAAGGTTATTTCATCTGCACCATTTGATTATAAAATTATAGAAAATCTTAAAGAGTATAATTCTGAAAATGTAGAGGATGATGCTGTTACCATGTCAGATACTACAACACTTCTTAATACATATGTTGATGCAGTTGAAACCGATTTAAACAAAGATCGTATTAAAAGTAAGTTACAAGAATTGTATATTGAAGCACAAAATCAAGACGCACTATAATATATGTTGATATTTAAAACTTTAACAGTCCGTAATTTTTTAAGTGTAGGAGATACTCCTATTGAAATTGATTTAAATTGTTCAAGAACTACTTTGGTTGTTGGTACAAATGGCACAGGTAAATGTCTTAGGGGTAATACTAATATTGATATTGAATTTATAGATCCTGATACACTTGAAAAATTTAAATCTTTTATGAAAGACCGATATTAAGTATATTTATAGATAAATCATATCCAAATTCTAAATTACGATATGATTTTAAAATAGAAGAATCTCATTATATTGAAATTTCACCAAGATATGATACCAATGATGAAATAAGAAATAATATTGATAATAAAGTTTCTAAATTTGGGTGTATAGTATTAAAAACAGATAAAGAAATAGAAAAATTCATAAACTCATATGTTAGTTAATATAAAAGACGTAGTTGATTTTTATAAACAACACCCGGAATGTATTGGAAATCTTACAGTAGCAGGAAGATTTGGTTATAAAAAAATTGAATATGCAGACATAACTGCTTATAATAGTGAAATAATCAGGATTGATACCGACAATGGACATTTAGAAGGATCCCCAGATCATAAGATACTAATATCCAATAATACATGGGTTCCATTACATAATTTAGCAAATGGAGATTTAATATGTTCATCCACAGGATTAGTAAAGATTATTAATACTAGTAAATTACCAACTAGAGAAGATTTATATGATCTTCAAGTTAAAGAGGTTCATGAATTTTATGCAAACAACATTGTAAGTCATAATTCTACAATGCTCGATGGTCTATCATTTGTATTGTTTGGAAAACCTCACAGGACTATTAATAAGCCGCAGTTGGTTAATAGCATCAATGGTAAAAATTTGGTTGTTGAAGTTGTATTTTCAACCGGGCCTTCTGAATATAAAATTATACGAGGAATTAAACCAGGCATATTTGAAATTTGGTGTAATGGTAAAATGATTAATCAAGAATCTCATGTTCGTGATTATCAAAAATTACTAGAGACTAATATTCTTAAACTAAACCATAAAAGCTTTCACCAAATTGTTGTATTGGGCTCTGGTAACTTTATTCCATTTATGCAACTTGCTGCACAACATC